CTAAAAACGGTTTAGATAAATGGTTTGCCCAGAAGTGGGTAGATATAGGAAGTAAAAAGAAAGATGGTTCTTTTTCAAAGTGTGGAAGATCAAAACAAAAGAAAGATGCAAAACGTAAATATCCAAAATGCGTCCCACTTGCAAAAGCAAGATCTATGTCTGAAGGACAAAGACGTTCAGCTGTCAAAAGAAAAAGAGCTGTAGCACAAGGTGTTGGTGGTAAACCAACAAATGTTAAAACATTTGCAAAAAGAAAACAGGCCATGATGGGTGGTTTTATGGGTAGAAGAATGGGAGTTAGATAATGAGAAGACGGGATAAAATGCCTG